GAGAGCGGCGGTCCGACCAATTGACAGACGCCCAATTTACGAATGGGCAGCGCAGCATGTCGAGATGCCAGCGGTGTTAACCGTCCAAGGCAAATTCAATCCCGACATTTCCAGGCATTTACTGGACCCGTTCCACGCTCTCCAAAATGACAAAGTCCGGCGCGTTGTGATCCTCAAACCGACACGCGGAGGCGGAACGCTCTTGGCTGATGTGTGGTGTAATTGGGTGATGGCTGTAGACCCTGGTCCGTTCATGTTCAACCTGCACACTGACAGCGTCGCCAAGGCTCACGCAGAAACACGCATCATGCCAATGCTGGACCGGTGCGGGCCTATCCAATCGCTCATAAACCGGGAAGACAGGCACGCTAAACGTAAGACAAGTATCTTATTCAACAATGGATTTCCAATCTGGATCCAAGGGCCGTCCATTGGAAACCTCCAGGCGCGTGGCGTCCGGTACATGGTATGCGATGAAATCTGGGACCGAACCGCCTGGAAGGATGGGAGGCTCGACGAAGCTCTGGCGCGGCTTGGTGACTACGATCTGATTCAAAACTCCAAATGTCTTTTTGTATCCCAGGGCGGATGGAAAGGCGACGCGCTCGATGACTGGTTTACGACATCGGATCAAAACGAGTGGCATATCCAATGCCCGTCTTGCGGTCACTATCAAAAACCTGTATGGCGTGGGATTCGGGATGATCGAAGCAGATACGGCATAGTATATGATGGCGACGCGGTGAGCGAAGAGGCTCGGGTGTGCGAGTCCGTGCGGTGGGTGTGTAGTGAATGCAATGAAGGCCACAAGTGGAGCCATAAACTGAAAGCCAACTGGAACAGGACCGGGCGATATTCCAGGCAGTCAGACAGTCAAACGGTAGCGGGCTTCCATTGGTCATCTCTCATTGTTCGCCAGTTTGAAACATTGGCTGAGAAGTGGTGCAAGGCTTCGAGGTTGGCGGCGTCCGGTGATCTAAGCCACTTGCGCGCTTTCGTTCAAAAGGAACTAGCCGAACCGTGGGACGAATCGAAGATGATCGACGCAGCTCCGGTGGAAACGATACACCTGTCTGACTCTAAAGACTGGCCGGAGGAGAAATTCCGACTGCTCTGCGTGGATGTCCAAGAGACCGAGCTTTATTTTGGCGTCCGGGCGTTTGATGGTGAAGGCAACTCCAGACGGTTGGACTTTGGAAAAGTCATCGGCCACGAGACGATTAAAGACATCCAGGAAAAGTGGAAAATCCCAAGTATTCACGTCGGCATTGATGCGGGTTTCAACCAGCGCGAGGTTGCAAAATGGGCGTGTCATTACGGATGGATCCTGATGAAAGGATCCGATCAGCGCGAGTTTATTCACATGGCCGGGAAAGGTAAAAAGAAGTTCAAACTCAAGCGCATTTACAGCGAGCCAGCCAGGATTGACCCACACATGGGGACCGACTTAGGCGGGCGCGTGAATGCGAGGATGATCCAGTTCTCCGACTACGACGCACAGGACATGGTCCAAAGGTGTCTTGACGGTAAAGCAAAGGTCAAATGGCAGCGGGTTGAATGCGATGACCGCGAAAAAGAACTGATGTGGGAGAAGCAACTGAACGGAACTAAACGGAAAAAGGATATTTCCACAAGCGGAGCGGTGAAATGGGGCTTTACGAAGAATCAGAACGATCACTTGCGAGACGTTGAAAAGATGATCCTGATCCTGGCGACGATCAAAGGGATTGAAATCTGAGTTGACAAACCCGGCGAGCTGGGGTTTATTTGAAGCGTAGATTGGTTGTATTCATAGTGCGGTTCTCTGGTCTGATCCGTCCGTCACAAGTTTTTCTGGTATTTTCTCTTGTGGCGGGCGGTTTATTTTATTTTGATTTTAGCCTTGAAACTGAGGTGCTTTTAAAGGATTCTGAAGAAGTAATAAAAATTCCGAATCCAATTTTGTTGGGTTTAGTTTGGTCATCCTTGGTTGCCGCCTTGGATGGCCTTTTTCTTTCAAACCTGATCCATCGCCCACTTGAAAAACGTCCTGTCTTCCTCTGGTGATGTCCCGAAAAGCGCCTTCGCGAGCTGGATGTAATAATCCTGTTTACTGATCTTTGCCCGATACATGACCGGAGATCCTTTTTCTTTTGACTCTTCCAGAAACCCTTTGTCGGTAACTCGCTTGACCGTGGTTCTGATCGTGTCTTGTGACACTTCGCCACAGACTCCGGCCTCGTATATTTCCGAGACCGTGAAAGATGGGTTGTTCCAGGCATAAGCCAGGATTTTGAATTGGGGCGGTGTTAATATGCTCACAGTGTATAATAAAAAAGACATTTGCCTTTTCTGTCAAGCGTCTTTACGGTGGATGCGTATTGAATTACTTCATCGGAAAATCTCAGCCATGGTTGGAAGCAGAGCTTGCAAAAGCGCAAGCCGAGTACGCCGAAGGTAAAACGCTTGTCCAGGCGAGCGGCGGCGATGCGTCGGCTTCCAAGCAAGTGTCCATGAGCTTGGAAAGGCGGATCCAGCAGATTTTGAAGGCTCTCTATCTTTTGGATCCAGTTACCTACCCGGCGGATGATGTGATCCCTGTCAGAGTTACGCGGGCGAGTTTTTAATATGGCTGGAGCATACAGAGTTATAGACCGCAGAGGGTCAACAAATCAGCCTGTTAGAGGGTATCTCACGCAGACAAATAACCTCTATCCGGCGGCGACTCCAAACAGCGACAGGCGCAGCGTCCCCAGCCTGGATTATGACGGCTATAATCTTGTAACTCCACAAGGGCGGCGAAACCTGATGACTGCGGGCCGTCGATTGATGGCTTCAAATTCCGTTGTCCGTGGGTCAGTTAATGACATGGTTAGACTCTCAGCGTCTAACTACCAAATGCACTTCCACACCTCAGACAATGAGTGGAACAATAAAGCTGAGAGCCTTTTAAGGCAGCATGACTTGATCTGTGATAGCCGGGGTCAAGGCTACAACATGCGGACGATCACTGAGTTCCTGGTTAAAGGGCCGGTGGTTGATGGCGACGTTGGGGTAATGAAGTATTTCACTCCAAGCGGTTACCCAATGTTCCAAATGGTTCCAGCTCACCGCATAACCTCGCCTTTGAGTCTTGGCAGCGGGATTATCAGTGGCGGCAAATACGACGGGCGCAGATACATTGACGGCGTTATCGTAAACGAATTTTTGAGGCCGCTGGCTTATCTGGTGGCGGTTGGATCCGATCAGAAAACCAGCGCCGACGTTATGTCTGTCCCTGCACAGGACATGCTTTTGAGTTATGTCCCTGAGTATACGGATCAGGTCCGGGGTTACAGCCAGCTTGGGGCGTCCATTTTTGACTGGCAAGACATCCAGGATACAAGGCGTTTCGATCTCATTGGGCGCAAGGCTAGGGCATCAAAGGCAATCATCGTCCACAACGAGAGCGGCGAGGCTGATGAGACGCAGCGCATGTTGTCCACGGATGATCGGACTTTTACAGACAGCGAACTAACAGCAGTTACCCGCGAGACAATTGAGGGCGGGACGATTGAGTACTACAAGAGTAGCGCGAACGTGCGGCTTGAATCAGTCAAAGACGACAGACCGAGCACGAACGGGATGGAGTTTGATCGAACTGTTACCCGTGACGCGCTGGCTGGAATTGGATGGAGCTACGACTACGCCATTGACCCGACAAAAGCTGGTGGCGCGCAGATGCGGGTCGTGATCGAAAAGATCAATCGAACAATCCTTCACATCCAGCGGACTCTAATCGAGCCATGCCGACGGGATTTGGACAACTGGCGGCTGAATGTTTTCATGGCGCGTGGGGATCTGGAATATAATGAGGAGTGGTCAAAGTACCGGTATCAAGTCCCGGCGAAATTAACGGCTGATGCGAAATATCAAAGCCAGGTGGACATAGCGGAGCTTGTCGCAGGATTTACAACACATGAGCGAATAGCAGCGAACAGGTCCAGTAATTGGGAGGACGATCAAGACCAATGGCTTAGAGAGGTCCAGAGGCTAATTGACAAGGCTGAAGAGATGGGAATTGACAAAAACCTAGTCATTTCAAGGGCGTTCAACACAAACATTTTATCGCAATTTTTTGCTCAAGAAAATGCTCAAGCAAACGCACAAAATAACCAGTAACGAAGACTGGCTCATTGCTCCAAAAGATCGCGCTCTGATGATTAAAACCATTGAACAAGCGTCAATGGATGATGATCCGATGTTTGTTATCCCGGAAATGGCAATCAATGGTGATGTCGCAATTATTCCAATCAAGGGAATGATCGTAAGCGGGGTAGGATTTTCGGAAAGACAGCCAGGATTTTGCCAGCTCGAGGATTTGGAGTCAGACATCCTTAGCGCAATCAACAACACTGAGGTGAGGCGCATTGTTTACGATGTCAACTCTCCCGGCGGAATGTATCGAGGAACGCCAGACGTTGCGGTTTTGATTGAGAAATACGCAGGTGTAAAACCTTCATACGCATTTAATTCCGGGGTGATGGCTTCGGGGGCTTATTGGTTGTGTTCTGGGTTGAGCATCATTTCAAAATCCAGCGCTGAAACTGGATCCATAGGCGCATACTCGATCTGGTACGACACGTCCAAAGCGATGGAAGCGCAAGGGGTTGGCGTGAAGGTTTACACGTCTGGCGCATATAAAGGCATGACTCCAGAGGTGAGCTTAACCGATGATCAAGACAGCTACATGCAAAGCCGGGCGATGAAAATGGGAAATGAATTTTACTCGCAGGTTAAACGGGTGCGAGCGGGGGTAAATGAAAGCGCGTTCGACGGTCGAACTTTCCAGGCTGTGGAGGCTATGGAAATGGGGCTGGTTGACGGACTAGCGCGAAATGTCGAGGAAGTGATTTCCATTATGACAAAACAAGAAAACGATAATGCGTTGCTGGTCCAAAAGGTAGATCAGCAGGACGCTAAAATCCAGCTTCAAGAAGCTAGGATTAAAAGCCTTGAAACAGAGATCACTGCATTAAGTGATCTTGTAACTGAAGCGGCTGAAAAGCAGCCTGAGCCAAAAGCGCAGGAGCCTTTAACCGTCGAACACGTACAAACTTTGATCGCGAACACAAAGCAAGAGCCTGTCGACATGGACAAGCTTGCTGGAATGATCGCAAGCAAGATGATTGCGTCAACCGGACAACCTGGGCCTATCCCAGAGAAGGCTGGGAAACCGCTAACTGCATCCGAACGAACCGAGGCGCACTTTGCAAAAGTGGCTCGCCAGATGAAAGGGATTGAATAATGAGTATGTTGACAATGCTGGAGATCGCCCGCAGAGAGGCGAGTGATGACCTCGTGGGGATCATCGAGGACGTAACAACGAGCGCGCCAGAAATGAGCGTGCTGCCGGGCGATATTAGGTCGGGGACATCCTACAAGATCGCGACACGAACAGCACAGCCAGGAAGCTCCTTTGCTTCTGCTGGCGGCGGATGGACCCCTGCGGCAAGCTCCTACGCTAGCAAGCTGGTTCAGTTCTACAACTTCGGAACCGTCCTGCACGTTCCAAAGTCCATTGCGATGGCGGACGAAAAAGGCGTTGCTGATGTTTTGCAGTCCGAGGTGTTCGGTGCAATGCAGGGCGCAATGATTAACCTGGGGAGCCAGGTTTACGGCGGTACGACCGTTGACAGCTCTGGGTTTCCAGGTCTGAAAGAAATCATTTCCGCCTTTGGTGTTTCCGCGCTGACTATCGACGCTGGTGGAACAACTGCATCAACCGGTTCGAGTGTGTACATGGTCAACGCAGGAATCCAAGGGATTCGCATGTGTTTCGGAATGGGGTCGGCGATCTCAATGAGTCCGTGGACAGAGCAACAAATTGTGGATCCAAACGCGGCTGGAAAATACATTCCTTCGTTTGTTTCCTCATTGAACGCATGGATCGGATTGCAAGCCGGGCATCCTTACTGCGCGGGCCGCATCAAGGATCTGACCGAAGATTCCGGAAAGGGTTTGACATGGGCTTTGATGTCGAAGCTTTGGGCTGCATTTCCAAAGATCATGCGTCCGACTCACGTCTTTATGAGCCGACGTTCGGAGCGGCAGTTGAGAGATAATACAACTGTAACGATCAACGCAGGGCCTCAAGGCGGATCCGCGTTGTCCATCCCGACATACGGCGCGAGCCTTGACGGGACAATGTGGGAGGGCGCGCAAATCGTCGTGACCGACTCCATTACCGACACCGAAACCCTTACTTAAGGAGATTTAAAATATGGGAGTTTTTAACCGAAATATTGTCGACGACAATTACAATCAGACAGATGTTGCACTACCAACAGCGGACGGCGTTTCTTACAGCGCAACAATTGACTTGGGCGACGTGAATTCGGTGGGTGAAAATCATGAGCTGCTAATCACAGTTCCAGACTTGACAGTCACTCACTTGCCAAACGCTGACACTTTGACAGTGGCTGTTTGCGCTGGAGCTGCAACGGATCCGACGGCTTTGATTGCTGACTCAATCGAGGTGTTTACAGGGGCCGGTGGAGCTGGTGCAAGCGGAACGTCTACACGCTACAGGCTTCCGTCTGACTGCCCGCGTTATGTCCGTGTGCGCTTTACAGCTGCGGGCGGAACTGGCGACATGAGTGCAGTCGATGCGGTTGTTGGCCTAAGGTTCTAATCATGTCGTCCATCTCCAATTTTTTAGAATCTGGGCTGGAGTCTCTGGAGGATGATTTAGGATCTGCCACGTTCACCTTTCGAGGCGTGGCTTATCCTTGCATCCTGGGGACTGAAAGCCGGGGCTCTAATTTGGAGATGGGCGGTTTTTCTGCGGACGTGGACTTGACTATTCTGGTCCGCGTCTCGCAGTTGCCGGAGGGTATTACAGTTGACTCAACAACTATTACAGTTGACTCAACTTTGATAACAGCCGACAACGACACTTCGCCAATCAGGGCAGGAAATACTGGATCGACCAGCAACGGAGGATCCAGGGTTTACCGGGTGAGTGAAAAGCGACTAGCGCCCGGCGGTGGTCATTATGAAATAGGTTTAGTGGACTCTAGAAAATGAGCTTGATAAACCAGAAACTTGAAAAGATTTTGACGGATTGGATGAAGACGCTCTCATTCGATTACGACATTTCTTTCTATTCTGGTGTTGATGTCGGTGATCCTGGGAATGAGCCAATCATGGGCCTGCCAAGGTGCGTCATTTCATGCCCGAGCGCAACGGAGCGCATCAAGGATACCGGGACTTTTGATATTGATTTAGAGCTGATGATTTCGCATTCAGCGGATGATTCAACGCGGCTTGAGCATTCTGAAACGTGCTCTGCGATAGTTTCTGAGATCACAAGCCCGGTAAACATTATATCGCTCAATCAGACAGTTGACTTTTACATTTACGACATTTTTCCGCAATCGAACTCGTTTTCTCCAGAGGACCGAAAATGGGTGTCGTCAATCGCTTTT